AACTCCAACAAAAAAATTAATTGACCCACAGGCAATTAGAGAGCCAAGACCCGATGTGAGCGTAGTCCCTAGTGCTTTTACGGTTTATACTAATCATGATCTTGGTATTATAGGGTCAGTTTTAACTACCCCTAGTGCTATGACAGGCTCAGTTGGTTTTTTATTTGGGTATGACCCTACGCCAACGCCGTCTCCATCGCCAACGCCTTCGCCAACGCCTTCGCCAACGCCTTCGCCTTCGCCTTCGCCATCGCCTTCGCCATCTATTACTACTTATACAGTAACAGTCGCAAGTTATAATGGAGCAAATTATTTTTATATAGATGGCTCAAGAGCAGTAACTTTAAGTTTTACTGAGGGGCAAACTTATAAATTTGACCAGTCTGATAGTAGTAATTCCAATCATCCATTAAGATTTTCTGTAACTTCAAATGGTACTCACGGTGGTGGCTCAGAATATACAACAGGTGTTACAACAAACGGAACTCCGGGTTCATCAGGTGCTTACACTCAAATAGAGGTAGCATCATCGGCTCCAACATTGTATTATTATTGTACCAATCACTCAGGCATGGGCGGTCAAATCAATACGGTTTAATCATGAGCTTTACTTTATCTACATTAAAAACAGCAATTAAAGATTACTTGGAAACTGAAGAAACAACTTTTGTTTCGCAGCTTCCAACTTTTATACAGCAAGCAGAAGAAAGAATTTTAAAATCAGTACAGCTTCCAGACCAAAGAAAAAATGTGCAAGGAAACTTAACTACAAGCAATAGATTTCTGGCTACACCGTCTGACTACTTAGCAAGTTTTTCGTTAGCGGTTATTAGTAGCAATGAATACACTTACTTAGATTTTAAACATAATTCTTTTATAAAAGAATATGTATCAAATTCGACAACCAGAGGCAAGCCAAAGTATTACGCTACTTTTGACCAAAGTTCTTTTGAGGTAGGTCCAATTCCAGATGCAGATTATTCGGTAGAGTTACACTACTTGGCTAGACCAGCCTCGTTAACCTCTGGCGCAGATAGCGGCACAACTTACCTATCAAGCGATGCGCCTGACACGTTGCTGTATGGTTGCTTGGTTGAAGGCGCTACATTTTTAAAATTAAATCCGGCAGACATATCTTTGTATGATGCAAAATTTAAAGAAAGTTTAGAGAGACTTAAAAATCTTGGCGAAGGAAGAGATACTAGAGACCAAATGAGGTATGATTCGTTAAGAAGAAATGTAAGTTAATTTTTTTTGAGAGGAGAATTAATGGAACCGTTGGAACATTTAAAGGGCAAAACTGTGGCTATTGTCGGTCTAGGCAATAGTTGGTTTGATTACAATTTAGCAAAATCACACGGCACTCACTTTGATGAAGTGTGGGCTATCAATGCAGTTGGCTCGGTAATATTTCATGACCGCGTTTTTATGATGGACCCAGCCAGTAGATTTTTTGATAGTACCGATGCAGGCGGACAAACAAGTGGCATGCTGGATGTTTTAGAAAATGGTCTTGCGCCGGTCTATACATGTGAGCTAGATGACAGATGCAGAAATTTGGTTGAGTATCCAATTGACGAAGTCTTACAAGCATTTAATTGTCATTACCTAAATAACACAGTTTCATACGCCATTGCTTTTGCATTGTGGAATAAGGTTGGAGCCATAAATTTGTATGGAATAGATTTTAGCTACAAGGGCAATTTACATTTTGCAGAATCAGGCAGAGCTTGTGTTGAGTATTGGCTGGCTAAAGCAACTGAGCTTGGTGCTGAAGTTGGAGTTGCTGGCTCTAGCGCTTTGTTAGATACCAATGTGCCAGATCAAGAAAAGCTTTATGGCTATCACAGATTAGAAGACCCATTGGTTGTTGTGCAAGATGACAATAAGCTAATAACAAAAAAAGTAAGCGAGTTAGCTTCTAAGGAGATGCAAGCACAACCTACGCTTATAGGTAGAAACGATGAACATTTAAGGGAGCCTGACAAATGGTAGATAAATTAACGCCCGGAGGTTTGCCACAGCTTGGCATAATAGAGGTAGCCACCTCAAATCACGGAGGACACCCTCCTGAGTTTTGGGCAAAGCAATTAACCGAAAAAATAGTTGGATATTCTGATAATAATGAACAACACATCAAAGACCAAGCCAGAGCCTACCAAGATTTAATTTATAAAGTTTGTTTGATATATATTAAAAATGCTATAAAATCTTATAAAGCGTCTTTGATTCAAGAATTGACTCAAGGAGACGCTAAAGATTTGGCAAAAATAATAAAAGGTATTTGAAATGGCAATTACATCAACACTCACAACCAGCTTTAAAAAAGAACTGCTTACAGCAACACATAATTTTGCTACCAACGGCAACGCTTTTAAACTGGCTTTATATACAAGTTCAGCCACATTAGGCGCAGCTACCACAGCTTTTACCACTACAGGGCAAGCATCTGGAACCAACTACACATCTGGTGGAAATGCTTTAACAAAAGTTGCACCAACTAGCGCTGGTACTACTGGCTTCACAGATTTTGCAGACTTAACTTTTGGAACCGCTACGGTTACAGCCAGAGGTTGTATGATTTACAACGACACCAATGGTGATAAATCAGTTGCAGCAATTGACTTTGGTGGCGACAAAACTTCTACAGCCGGCGACTTTACTATTGTATTTCCTGCGGCTGCTGCTAGCACAGCAATCATAAGAATTGCTTAGTAAGAAATGAAACATGCCATTAGCAAAATTTCAATTCAAAGCAGGAATAGATAAGGAAGGAACTTCTTATACCAACGCAGGCGGATGGTTTGATTCGTCTTTAATAAGATTTCGCAAAAACTTTGTTGAAAAAATAGGCGGTTGGTCTAAAAATCAAGCAACAAGTTTTCTTGGCACATGCAGAAATTTATTTGCTTGGATTGCACTAGACGGAACAAAGTTTCTTTTCCTAGGAACTCATCTAAAATCATATGTACAAGAAGGCAATGTCTTTTATGACATTACTCCCATCAGAGCCACAACAACCAACGGCATTGTTTTTGCAGCCACCAACGGCTCGTCTACTATCACAGCAACCGACTCTAGTCATGGCGCTGTCAAGAATGACTTTGTAACAATATCTGGAGCTGCCACATTAGGCGGAACAATTACAGCAGGCGTCTTAAACCAAGAGTATCAAATAGACTCAACTCCCACCGCAAATACCTACACCCTTACAGCCAAAAATACTTCTGGAGCTACGGTTACAGCCAACGGCAGTGACTCTGGCAACGGTGGTTCTGGCGTAGACGGTGCGTATCAATTAAATGTAGGCATCGACAAGTACGTCTCTTCTAGTGGTTGGGGAGCAGGATTGTGGGGAGAGGGAACTTGGGGGTCTGCTACAGCTTTGTCTTTTACCAATCAATTAAGGCTGTGGTCGTCTGACAACTTTGGTGAAGACTTGCTTATGAACCCAAGGTTTGGTGGAATATTTTATTGGGATAAATCTGGAGGAACAAACACCAGAGCCGTTAACATCACATCTTTGTCGGGAGCAAACTTGGCTCCAACCGTGGGAATGCAGGTTATTGTTAGTGACACAGACAGGCACGTTATTGTTTTGGGTTCAGACCCAATTGTGGGCGGAGCTAGAACAGGAACGCTTGACCCTATGCTAGTGGCTTTTTCAGATCAAGAGAGCATTACAGAATGGCAGCCACAAACAACAAACACCGCAGGTTCGGTCAGGTTGTCATCTGGCAGTGAGATTGTTGGTGGTATCAGATCAAGGCAGGAAACTTTAATATGGACTGACACATCTTTGTATTCAATGCAGTTTGTTGGACCGCCACTAACATTTGCGGTTAATCTTATAAACCAAGGCGTTGGCATGATTGGTCCCAACGCTTGCATTAATTCTCCCAACGGAGTTTTTTGGATGTCTCAGGATGGATTTTATTTATACAACGGTTCTGTTCAAAGAGTGGCTTGCAGTGTTTTAAGTTATGTTCAAGAAGATTTAGAGGTTGGTCAAGCTTACAAAGCGTTTGCAATATTAAACAAAGAGTTCAATGAGGTCTGGTGGTTTTATCCTGCCAAGTCAGATGAAACAGAAGAAATATCAAGATACGTTATTTACAATTACTCAGAAGGAACTTGGAGCATCGGCTCTTTGGTTAGAACTGCATGGATAGACGAAGACGTGTTCGAAAGACCTGTGGCAACGGCAAGCAATTTTCTTTACAACCAAGAGAGCGGTGAAGATGACGATGGCTCGCCCATGAACAATGTTTTTGTGGAAAGCTCTGATTTTGATTTGGATGAGGGCAACGACATGACCTTTATTAGACGAATTATTCCAGACATAAAATTCTATGGAAGCAACACTTCTAGTGGTGGACCGATTATTAATATGCTATTAAAAACCAGAAACTTTCCTAGCGAATCATTGTCAACAAATGTTACAAAAGATATTTCCAATAACACCGATCAGCTTTTTGTTAGAGCAAGAGCAAGGCAGGCAGTAATTAGATTGCAAAGCGATGACGATGCCGCATCTGGCAACAGACTGGGAGTTCAATGGAGACTTGGCTATACAAGATTAGAGCTACAGCCTGATGGCAGAAGGTAATGTCAAAACTATTACCGTCAAGACTGCCTACGGCTTTAAACGAGGTAAATGCCGATCTATTTAACAGATTGGTTAGAATTCTTGAGTTAAACTTAGGTCAGTTTGACCCAAGCAGAACGCCACAATTTAACGACACAGAATTATCAGAGTTTAATTTTGTGGCTGGTGATGTTGTTTGGAATACAAATATCGGCGTGTTACAGGTGTATACTGGAAACACATGGATACAACTTCATGAACCGTTTTCGCCACAAGGATACGAGGCAAACGCTCTGCTAGGCTCTGTAACAGTTAAGAACAACGGAGATACAACCATTACACTGGGTGTTGCTTCTGAGTATTGGGATGTAGAAAAATGGTACACTTAGACTTAAAGTGATATTATTTATATTTAAAATAAGTTATTGTTAGAGAACATTATGGCAGAATTAAATTTAACAGACAGAGTACAGAATCTTCTAACCGATATGGAAAGACCAGACTCTCTTCCATTGTTTCAAGCGGGCATGAATTTCAACAATGGCAAACCTTCTTTTAATGCAAGCAGTCCTTTAATGGATATGATGCCAAGAAGAGAATCAATGTCTAATATGGACAGAGAAATAGCTATGAACGCTATGCCTGACGCAGTAAGAACCAACAAATCTTTACTTGCTGGCGTTCCAGACCCAATGATGTCAGGTGTAGACACCAGCATTATGCAACCGTTGGTTGAGATGGGATTTGAGCAACAAGTAAGAGTAATTTTAAGCACACCGCAGAACTCACCAGAATCAATTCAAGCACAGCAAGAAATTATTAATGAAATGGGTACAGGCATGGACATTGATGCCTTTGTACAAACCGTTCAAGAAGTAGCTCCACCAGCAGTTCAAGAAGAGCTGTTGCAAGACAGAATGCAAGGCATGCAAGATGTAGGTGCAAGATCAAATATTGATGCTGAAGGCATAAAACAGTTAATGTCCATGGGCAGAGATGGCGACACCACCATAGGTCATTTATCAGAGGGTGAGGTTGTTATACCAGCACCGGTGTTGGAAGCCAACCCACAAGCCGCAGACATGCTTGAGCAAACTATGAGCCAAATGGGCATAGACCCAAGAACCAGAGTTGTTGACTCTACTGGTGAGATTGGTGGCATTGCATCAATCAATCCAGAAACAGGCTTTCAAGAGTTTGGCTTTCTTTCCAAACTATTTAAGAAGGTTAAGAAATTGGCTCCCTTGGCTGCTTTTATACCGGGCATTGGTCCAGCCGTAAGCGGACTTCTTGGGTCAGCAGGCACAGCCGTAGCGGGTGCTTTGGGTAAGGTTCCGGGTATTGGAGGCTTGTTAAAAGCAGGAGCTACGAAATTAGGAAGTGCATATACTGGCAACCTTGCAGGTTTGCCCAGTTTGCTTGCAAGAAATAAGGGTGATGTTGGCACAACCAATCCATTGATAAAAATGCTTGGCGACAAATTTGGCTTTGGTGGTCGATCTGCTGAGTTGGACAATTTAATTAATCCAGCTACAAATACATATTATACATCCCCAGAAATAGCCGCCATGACAGACGAAGAAAAAAGAGTAGCAATAGACAGAGGCAGGCAAGACCAAGGCGGAACAACATTGCCTGCTGTTATTTCTGAAGCAATAAATCCAACTCAGATTCCTGAGTATGACAAAGAGGGAAATTTACTGCCTCCAAGACAAAATTCAAACAGCGCCTCAAGTGGCGGCATGGGCATGATGGGCAAATTAGGCATAGCAGGACTTGCAGGCTTAATAGGCAAGCTGGCTTATGAAGAAGCCAAAGATCAAAAAGGCGTACCTTTAACTCCACTCACTCAAATGGACCAGTTAGGCAGATACAACATAGCGGCTGAGATGGCTAGACAGGCAGGCGAAGGCTCTCCATCCAGAGTTGAGTACGGTCTAAGCGCAGAAGGAATGCCAGCTTTAAGTGGTGGCGCACCAAGAAACGCAAGATTCGGAGGCATCATGGCTTTTGCTAACGGTGGTTCTGTGGCTATGGCGGAAGGTGGTGACCCCATGATAGATATTAGCCCAGAAAATTTTCCCATGAAAGACGGTCAAATTGATGGACCGGGAACAGAAACTTCAGACGATATACCAGCCATGCTTTCCGATGGAGAGTTTGTTATGACAGCCAAGGCTGTAAGAGGAGCTGGTTCTTTTGATGTAAACGATAACAACGGCATACTTACACTTGTTCCCAACGGAACGCCTACAAGAGACTCAGGCACCAGAGTAATGTATAAGCTTATGGAACACTTTGGGAGCGTAGCATAATGGCAGTAGAGCAGCCTATCGCAACAGATATACAACAACAGTTTAGAACGCTAGACCCAACCACCAGAGA